GAGAGTAAGTGTACTTGTGGTCATAGTCGCCATCGAACCGCCTCCCGCATGTATTATCGCATCCTGGGTCACACCAACAGTCCCGCCCCCAATCCCTATAACTCTCTATTATCTTCTTTAGCTTCGGGTCGTCAGTCGTAACCATCCCGCCTTCCCCTGTTGTGATGTGATGGGCTGGGTAAAAGGACGTGGTAGCCATCACGCCGCGCCTGCCCACCATCTGCCCGTTTATCGTACTACCTAGTGCATCGCAACAATCCTCGATGATAGGATGGGCGATGTTCCACAAGTCAGCAGGATTGCCGAGCGTGTGCGCCAGTACTACCGCGCCTGTCTTGCCACCAAACGCCTCATAGTAATTATGCGCGTTCAGTGTCTTGGGGTCTGCGTCCACAAACACAGGCACTAAGCCAAGCTGAATGATAGCATTTACAGTAGTTGGAAAATTTACCGCTGATGTGATAACCTCAGTACCCTTTGGCAGTTCAAGCGCGGCCAAAGCCAGCAGGTTAGCACTTGACCCGCTGTTGCACATGATACCGAACCGCGCACCAACGAACTGACTGAAGCGTTTCTCGAACTCATGCGTCCAGATACCGCCGCCGAAGTGGTTGGTGGTCATGACGCGCATGACATTATCGGTTTCGGGCTGTCCTGTGACCTGACCGCTGATAGGGACAATCACTACATGTCACCACCGTAAGGCGGTTCATTATCATACTCAGTATGCTTATCCATAAACCAAATTTTTTTTGGGCATCTTGCATTTACCCAAATTTCACCAGTCGGTTTTCCAGTTTTAGAATCGTACTCATAACCTTTTTGGGGTCTTTTTTTTATAATTAACTTAGCACCGCAATGCCTGCAATACAACTGTTCAATCTCGTTTTTTTTCATTTTCTCACCATCCGAATAATAGTTTTATGATGTTCAATCGTATTAGGTGGTATATTTTCCGCGTCATAAAAATCAGCATCGCCCTCATAATAAGAGACTTCAATGCGCCGAATGTCTGCGTATTCTACTCCGCGCCTTGCCTTGAACGTGCTAGACATAACATATTCAAGGCGTGTTATTCTGTTCGAGAACAGGGTTTCGCCTATCGCCCTTAAAAAAGTTTGCTGATCTGTTTCAGTAGGTATCTTTCGCGCTCCCGGCATGTGCAGCATTAAGGCGTAAAAAGGGTCATTTTTAGGGCGTGGAGTTAGATATACCTGTTCCTTCCCTTCGGGCGTAGTCCTGCAAATATATAGTTCCAGACAAGCCTCTCCAAACATACGAGCCGATAAATAAAACATGAACTTATTCATTCATTATCCTTTCTAAGTCATCAATTTTAGGTGACATATCTTCCATGTTGTCTGTCCTAAGATTTTTCAGGTTACCATCTTTTGGCGTTGTAGCCTTAACTCTTGGCAACTGTTCCCATTCGGGGTCTACCATTACCTCAACAATCGTTGGACCTTCCGTAAAGCACTTACCAAACTCATCCAGATTCTTGCCATCCAGTTTCTTATACATAAACCTGTAAAGCTCTGCGGTATCTTCCAGCCTCGGCAGCGTCAAGCCTGTTGCAACATTCGCACCAGTCACGCGCCCGAACCTTGCGAGCTGTCCAACTCGGATAGAGTTATACCCGCCATTGTTCATCACAAAGTATGTGATGGGAAGATATAAGCGCCTAATAGTCTCAAGCTCCTGCGTGTTCATCTGAAAGCCACCGTCACCAGTCACACAGATTGTGCGCCGTCCTGTTGCCAGCGCAGCGCCAAGAGCCATGGGAATATCCGCGCCCATCGAGCCGATGGTAGATACATTGGAAATCCGCTGTCCTTCCTTTACCTTATACGACTGGTAAAAGGTACACGGCGCATTACCAGATGAGCCGATTGCAAACACATCATCATTCTTGCTGTGTTCGTGGAGCAGGGTCAGGAACGCAAACGGATTGACAAACTTGCCGCCGTCCTCACCGTCCAGTTCAGGTCTAAAGCGGTTATATAGTGCCTTGCACCATGCCAGCCACTCAGGGTCGGCAGCCTTGAAGTCAAGCACCTCAACATCAGATGTATTAGCAGGGGATTTATCCCAAGTCTTGTCAAACTTTTCCAACTCCGCTTTGTCGCAGTCAAACACCATCTTTTGAACTGCATTAGGACAAAAGCGGTCATAGGCATAAGCTACCTGTTCACCGTCCAGTCGTGCGCCGATTGCATAGAAGTTTGTTGCCTTCTGCTGGATGATATTCGCTGCACGTTGACCGAAGATACCAGGCCGCCCACAAAAAGACGGGTGATCCTCTGGTATCAGGTCAGCCGCCATCCACGTTGTAAGCATGGGGATGTTCTTTGTGGTCAGATAGTCAACCAGCTTTTGATTGCCTCGAACTCCGTTACCCAAAAGAATTACAGGTTTATAGTTCATCACTTTGCACTTCCATAGGAATATCCAACCATACCGGCCCCTGTCTCAAGCTCTGCGCCACCTTGATAAGTTCAGGCAGCCAGTACTTTAACCCCTTCACGCCGCGTATCAACTCCGCGCCTTTAGTGATGGGCTTGACCATTGCAATCGTTGGCCCTTCCTGCGTTCCGCGTGAGCGCATCCTAGTAGGCGCGATCCATTTCGTCATCACCTGTCCGCTGATAAATAAGACAGGGATAGAATCAACCCAAGCGGCAAGGCATGGGGTCATTGCGTTTGTAGCACCTGGACCCGAAGTGACAAGACACACACCAAGCCCCTTATGCTGTGCGTATCCCACTGCCGCGAAGCCTGCCCCCTGTTCGTGCAAACAACAAACAGCCTTTAGTCCTGACTGACCGAGTGCATCCACAAGCGGGGCGCAACCGCCGCCAGGCAGATAGAAAACTGTGTCCACTTCCTGTTTTAGATACTCAAACACCCAGTCGGCGGCTCTCATATCTCAATGATCCTGTTACGCCAACCAGCCTTGACAATGTTATGAATGAGCCGCCCGCCCTGCCCCTGCGCTATGATAACAATCGGCGCATCGTTGCGCGGTTTCTCTTGTACTTCCTTTCCTTGATACGTTCTACCTCGATAAGCGGGGTCGTTGTCAATAAAGTCAATCACTTCCAAATTACAGGAGCGTAGGATGTGCCAGGCACGGTCATTCAAGCCCCACACATTCACGGGTTCACCGATTTGATCCAGCTTCTTTAGTGTCTCATAGGTGTTGTTCAGTATATGCTTGTGCGAGTCCTGTGCCAGTCGTAACCGCTTGAAGTGGTACTGAACGCAAGTGCCGCCATCTCTCAGATACTCGTTGTGATCTACTAACTCGAAGCCGTATCTGTGGAACATGGCTGTCATGGTGCGGTAAGTGAAGTGGTTCAGGTGCTTCGTGTTGAAGTCAAGAATAGGCTTGCGCCAATGAAGCAATAACCCAATCGAATCAGGTACGTCCACGATGAACAACCCATCTGGTTTGAGCGAAGCGGTCAGCACGTCCATTGTCTGCGGCAAATCGTAGATATGCTCCAACACATGCGAGGCGTATACCACATCACACTCTGCCAGCATCTCATCGCCTACGTTTACACAGTGCGATTCAGCAAAGCCCCACACCTTCAGCTTATCCACAAGTAAACTTGACCCGTCATCTCCACCCCCGCCAAAGTCAACAATGCGAGCGGAGGTGCTGAAATGTGCTGCGATCCAGTCTGCATCCTTCGTCAGTTGCCGTTTACTGTCGGGGCCGTTCACGCCATAGCCGTAATAGTTTTTATAGTAATCAGCAAACAACTCCTGATTAAAGTCACCGTCACCGTACACCATCCCGCACCCATCACACTCGTACCAATCAATCACGAGGGGGAGCGGCCAGCCTTCGGGTATAGCGTACTTCATGTCAAATACTTTCGTCCTGCTTTCACTGGGGCAAATCGGGCAGTCTCTCATATCTTCTGTATCATCCTTGTCAGGTCGCCATCAATACTGTCTGGTAACGCCTGCATATAATCGCAGTTCTTACAAGCCGCGTTCTCGTGCTTGCGCCCTTCAAGGTGCATCAGGCGGAAGTCACGCAGCTTCTGGCCGTGCCATATCTGCATCAGGCTCTCGTCTTTGATGTCCCCTATCTTGTGCAACTGCGCCCAGTCGTCATTGCAAATTGAGATAGTACCGTTACTGTTCACGGTCAGCATGTACATCACGAGCGGACAGGCCTTCTTTACCTTGCGGGGCGTGCCGTCAAAGCTCTGGTTTGTGCCTAGCTTCCAGTCTTTCATTTCTGACGTAGACCATCCATGCAACCCTTCTTTAGCAATGAAGTCGCAACGGTCACTGAAGTCATCAATAAATTTTTGCTTATCTTCTTCAGATAACCCAACGTCGGCAATTTTGACGGATATACCGACATTACCGCGCCTGGTATATAAATCCAATATGTTGGCCTTGTACTGTTCATAATCCACCTTTGCTTTCGCTATATCCCAGAACCCCTGCGCGTGTACGTGCTGGACACTGATGCCTATCATGTCCAGCCCGCAGTTTACCAGTCGCTCATTGTATTCTGGGTTGAGTAGTGATCCATTCGTCTTGACCCATATCTTCTCAGTTACGTCCGCATCCCGTAAGTAGCGCACCATGTCTGTAAAGCGGGGATGCAACAGGCTTTCACCATCCTTGTACATGTTGACCATCTTCAGCTTTTGCGGGAACGCTTTCATGTCCTCTACTACGTTTACAAAGGTTTCCCACGTCATCATCTTGTTCTTACGCCCCACCTTCTTTAGTAAATCCGTGTCACCAGTGGGGCAGTAGGTACAGCGAAAGTTACATGCGTTTGTCGGCTCGATAAACATGGTCCACGGCGCGGGTAATGGTACAGCGTCTACCAATCGCTCACGCCGTTCACCCCGTAGGTCTTTGGCTTGGATTATCTCAGCCATTCTTGCACCGCCAGCCGCCATCCACTGTCAGCACCGATCCATAAACAAAGGTACTGTTCACGAGATACATCACTGCTTCCGCTACTTCTTCGGGTTGCCCGAACCGTCCTACTGGGGTAATGCTGTTCAATAGTGCCTTCCTTTCGTCTGTAATATCAGAGGTCATGTCAGTCTCGATCAAGCCTGGCGCAACCGCGTTGACATGAATGCGCGGGGCAAACTCAACAGCAAGTGCGCGGGTCAATCCAAGCAAGGCGTGTTTAGCTGTGATGTATCCCGCCACGTTCCGCGACCCCTGAAAGGACGCGGTTGATAAGATATTCACGATATGCCCCGCCTCTGTGTACTTTGCGAAGTCCTGAGACAACTCAAAGGCTGACGTAACCATCAACTCCTGCTGGTTTCTGAACTTGCTCAAGCTGTATTCTTTGGCGTTGTAATATACCTGCGCCCCCGCGTTGTTCACTAATACGTCAACTCCGCCCAGTACGCTGTCCACGTACCGAACTACGCCCGCCGCGCCTGTTGAGAGGTCGTGTCGAATGTATAAATCGCAGTCTGGTTCAGCGTAAGACTGAGCCACTACTGCGACTTTGTAACCTGCCTGTTTTAATGCTTGTACTATTGCGAGGCCTATGCCTCGTGTTCCCCCGGTAACTAATGCAATCAATGTTGCTCCTTTCTATTACCGCATTATACTTTAAGATTTAATTTATAACAACCCTTTGGATCGCAGGAAACGATTGACGGCCTGTTGTATCGCTATGTTTATAGCTGCCTTGTTACTCGCCAATACCTGAGAGACAGTTTTCCAACCATTCACGGCATGAAACCAAGCCTGAGATCCATCGCCCTGCACAAACGGGGCGTAGGGTACTTTGTTGTTTATCCTGATACTTGTACCATCACCCCATTTACTTGCAACCCAGCCGAAACGCAGGTTAAAGGTGCGTACATAGGTCGAGCCAGCGGGTACTTTGGGATAATGCTTCAAGCCCGTCTTTTCGTTGCCCATGATAACTTTCGCAGCGGCTTCAGTTGCCGCACCTCTGGACCCATGCGGGACGGACTTGAGCTTTGCAGCCAGTTCTGTTGCGCCGCGTACCTTTATGCTAATGATAGCTGCATCTCCTCAATCCTGCCATAAGCCCCAGGACTTCTTCGTTTATCTGTTGGAACCAGTGAACAGTCGCATCTCCAACCTCCACATTCAAGCGCAGAGTTTGGCGCATTCTGCGGCTTGATGCCGATCAAGTCCCATTCCTTTGACGACATTACCTTGCCATTCAACCCTGAGCAAGTTGAGCAATGCTGTTCAGTTGCCCCAAGTACCCATTCAAGGTTGCCGCCTTCTTCTGTCGTAATCAATCGAGTGGCCTCATTGTACCCTTCCGTCCATCTCTGCGCCCATAACTGCGCCCTTGCCAACAGCGGTTCAACTGGCTCTCCGTTCAGCCTCGCGTCTATGATGTCCCTGAATAACTGGTCAACATATCCGTATTGGTTCAGAATCGCTTCTTCAAGGCTCGCTTGCAGGTAATCGGGCAGAAAGAAGCCAGTGTAACCCGCGTCCTCAAACGCCTGCTGATAAGCCTGTGTCAACTGCCCGCTTATCAGATTAGCCATGATGTCAATGAAATCGCCGCCGAGGTTGTTACCATACACGCCCCGAATAAGTCCCAGCAATTGCGCCAGCATGTAATCAAAGGTCTTGTACTCGGCGGGTTCATACGCCAGCCACTTAGCCTTACCAGTTAGATAAGGCTTTACAGCAGGGACG